AGTTAAGACCGTCGAGAAGACTCTTGATAGCGTCGATATTATCGACATTACGACCCGGCTTGTCCGCCTCGAAGAAGGCATGAAGACAGCCAACACCATCTTGGCTGAAATACGCTCTGCGATGATCGCTAGGCCTCAGTAGGCGTTTGGGGCGGAGAGATGGCTCCCCGCCCCCTGATTGCCGCCTACAGCGTTTCTGAGGCGTTTATCGTGCCATCGACGTAGTGAGCAGCCAAAAGAAACTGATCAATCTCGTCGGCCTCGACATAAATCGTATTGCTCTCGTCCCAATTAATAATTGCTGTTTGCAAGATTGCTTGGAGACGACGCTTCATAAACGTGTAGTCCACGTTATCTTGCATATTTGTTACTCACTTTCGTAACCCCATTGAGCCGTATTTCGATGGACATGGTGGTAAAAAAGTCTGGCCCAGATTCAACGATTTGCTCCAAGTCCCCCAGCTCAGCCATCGTAACTGTGTGAACAGTGAATCCATCCTCAGTGTGGTAAGTGATCTCAGCTACCCACTTGTGCAGGGAGCCAATCGCATCGACAGTCCAATTTGGTGCTTTGTTGTTGATCATTTGCAAGGCCACGCTGCTTTTTGGGCTTTAGTAATAAGAAGGGCGCTAGGTTCGTTGCGGCTTTCTGGGCTGGAGCGAATATATGAGACCACGAGGTCTTTAATTTGCCCCACAGTGACGTTTGTTGGACGGCAATAAGGCGACGCCCCGTTGGCAGACGACCATGCGTCCAGAGTTGCCACGGTTCCCCGCACTAATCCTAGGCACAGGCCCTGCATGAAGTAAGTTGTGTCGTCACAGGTTTGCAGAAGCTCATTGCCATCGTCAGTGACGGTGTCTCGGGCACTCGCTGTGACTGGCGTCAGCAGCAGGGCGGCGCACAATAGTAATTTCTTAATCATGCGACCCTCCAGCAGCGCAAACCGCCATCAACTGTGCGGCAGCTAAATTGGGCATCTGCGTTGTGATATTTGCGCCACGAATATGAAGACGAGGTCATATGTTGCAGCGCCTGTTTCGGACTAATTTGCGGATTATTGGGAACAAAAAAGCTGTCGCCAACTTCCATTAAAGCAAATGGAAACCTGTAAGCCCTTGATGAAGTGCGCTTTTTCATTGGCACTGGAACGTCTTTATCAATTTCGTAGGTCATTGTTTTACCGCCTTGCTGGTTGAGTTAATTATCAAACGAGAGGTGTTTTCCCCCTCTGGTATCATAGGGATCGCCATCCATACGCGATCAACGTCAACGGATGGTCGGTCTGTAAACGGTTCTTTCGACGCTGGTGCGCCTAAAAACTCGAACATTTTTTCACAGTCAGCGCAGCGAGCCGCGAGTACCGCGAACATAATGTTGGAGTCCTCTACCAACACGGCAGACGCATCAAACTGGATGCTCTCGTGAGGGCATTTAATCGGTTCAGTCGTATCGTTCATCCTTGGTTCCTCTGCTTGCCTTACCGCCCAGCGATGCGGCCTCTCTGGCCAATGCTGGGTCTACTGAAAATGCCCGCTTTTCTGCTGGCACTCCTTTTCCACCACGAGACTGAAGCTCGCGGGCCTTCTCTGGAGACATTGCGGCAAACCCACGCCGTGATTTGGGTGTTGTGGTCATAAGTCCTCCTAACAGCCAAGCTACATGCTACAGCTAAGGTGTCAAGATAGCACATTTTGAAAATGTACCTTTGGCTGGCGAAATTTCGTTGCCGGAAAACCCCCCTATTTATCCGGCAATGTACCTTTGGCTGGCGGAGCAAACGAAATTTCGTTCAGCAGTCGCTCCGCGCTAGCTCGTCGCTGCGCGACAGGTTGGTTGTTCTTGTTTCGTTGACTGAGGAGCAGACACACCCCCCCAACCCCCCATTTTACGGGGAGCCAAAACCAAATTGTCCGGTTGAGATTTAGGCATGAGTTTAGATCGTCAGAAGCGGGCGCAAGCGAGCCGCTCTGTGTGCGATGTTTCGGGGGCTGCACTCTGGGGCGTTGGCCAAGCCACATTCCCCGTTTGATCGCCTAGACCCGCTATTGCAGAAAGCCTTGAGTATGGGGGGAAAGTCCGTATATTGGACCTCGGCCCGCCCACGGGCCTCTAGAAATGTTCCGGTCGCCGTCGGTTCATTTCTGCGGGGGTTGAGAGTTTACAGGCTCTCCCCCCGCGCACCTTTAGCATCCCCGCATCGTTGCAATTCGTCAAGGGGCTTGTATTCTGCTTTTGCGGGGTGGAGCAGCCCGGTAGCTCGTTTGGCTCATAACCAGAAGGTCGTAGGTTCAAATCCTACCCCCGCACCCACTTTTTGACACGCACGACTTTGTGATAGGGTGGCTCAGATCAGGAGCCTCCCATGTCGCAATTTGTTCTGCCTAAAGTCGAGGATAACCCCATTCTTGCCGCCTTAAAGAGGGCAGCGGCGTCAGTGGCTACGGCAAACGCGCCTACGGCAGCGGACAAAGCGCCTCTATCGACCAATCCGCTGGTGGCCATGAAAAACGCCCTTCAACAGCCTGTGGCGCAGCTACAGCAGGATTTTTCCACAGCGTTCTCGCCAACCACTGCTGCCGAAAGAACGGGTAAACCGAATCAGTTAGAGCTTAACCCTGCCCTTGCGCCTCGCGTCGAGGCTCAGGATCGGTTGGGCGGTGACCTAATGGAGTTGGTTGGCCACCCAATTGGCGAGGGCGTCTCCAGCGTTCTGACTAACTTAGGACTAAAGCCTGAAGTGGGTCGGCGCGTTGCTGAAACGGTTGGTGTGACCGCTCCCATGTTCTTGGGCGCTGGCGGCGCTGCGGAAGAAGCAGCAGTACCCGGTCTTACCCTCGATCAGCAAACCGCCAAAGTGATGGCTAAGGGCAAGAAGCCCGCCCCTGCTACAGCCAAGGGGCCGATCACCGCTGAGGGAGTCCATGCCCACGCCTCTGATCTGGTGAAGGACTGGAAGGCTGGGATTCAAGTTGTTACCCATCCCACAGTCGAGCATCTGCCGCCCGAAATGCAACAACAGCTTCGTGCTGACAATATGCACGACACCGCGAGTGCATTTGTTGCGTCGGATGGCAAAACCATTCACCTGATTGCTGACCGCCTTGATGGCTTAGAACACGTCACCAGCACGGTCTATCACGAGGGACTGGGACATATCGGCTTAGCTTCCAAATACGGTGAAGCCATCGACTCGGCCCTTGCCCGCATCCACGCCAGCAATCCCGGCGTTGCGGCTGAGGCTGAGGCCTTTATGCAAAAGAACCCTACGGCCTACGCAAACGACCCCAATCGCGTCATTCGGGCCGTTGAGGAGGTTTTGGCCGCTAGGTCTGAAAAGGGCATTTTGGACGTTAGCCTGAAGTCCCAGATCACCGCCATCATCAAAGAGTTTGCCCGCAGCATGGGTATGAACCTTGAAATGTCGGACAAGGAACTGGCCGCTATCCTGCGTTCCGGCCAGAATAAGGTCACGAGCGGATCGGGGCCAAAGGTTGGCCCATCTGGCAACCGATACGCCATGATTGGCCCCAAAGGCATGGAGCGTATTGCTAAGATTCCAGAGGACCAACTTCACCCTGACTTAAAGGGCATCAATCCGCAAGTTCAGGCCGAGGCTGAAGCTATGGAGGCTAGAGGTGAGCGGCCAGAAAAAATTTGGGAAGTGACCGGGTACGCCCGCCATCCCACAGAGGGTGTTTGGATTGCCGAAATTCCCGACGACAAGGCTCGTTTCAATAAGCCATTTGAGCATATGCGCGGCCTTACTCTTCACGAGAGACTTGCTGGCGTAGACCCAAGTACCGTTGGTGCGTCGATTGGCTCCCATGTTGAACACCCAGCACTTTTTCAAGTTTTTCCAGAATTAGAAAATTACGGATTTGAAAGAGGTATGAGAGGCAGGAGTGGAGGTTCATTTAACCCTATCAGCAAAATAACTAAAGTTTATCCAGAAGGTGATCCAATGAGCGTATTGCTCCACGAGTTAAGTGGACACGCTGTGCAAGACTTAGAGGGCTGGCAGGGCGGCTCAAACGACGCAATTATTGTTGATCAAATGAGCGTTCCCCAAAAAGAATCTTTTGCGAGGGATTTGCGAGTCATGTTGGATGAGCATGGCTATAACCAAGAAGAGCAATTTGAATTTTTATCAAACCCAGAAGTTGTGGACGAATTAAGGGAGATTTATAACGCTGGAGGCGGAAAACAAGAAAATTACAAAATAACAAGTAAATTAAGAAGGGATTTTGGAAAAAAACATGAAGATGCGTCTGATGATGATAAATTTGCCCAGCGAGTTGCAAGTAATCTTCGCTTGCATGGCCATATATATACAGGCGAGGATCAATTTCAAAAAGAACTTGCAAGATTAAGAAAAAACACTGGTCAGGAGGAGTACCAAACAAAAAGGTCAGACTTAGATTCTGCGATTGGAAATTTAAGCTCCCCGAATAAACTTGACGCCGACAGCGCAACATTTCGCATAAAATCTTTGGCTAAAGAGTTAGCCTATCAGGATGCGAACTTATTGCGACGGGAGTATATGAAGTCAGAGGGTGAAATTGGTGCGCGAGATGTACAGGCTCGCGCTAAAATGACGCCAACAGATCGTATGTTAACAATGCCTTTCACCTCGCAGGGTATTCCGGTGGAGCAGTGGATTAGGGGCAAGGGCGGCTCTGGCGCATCTGCTAGCGAAGGTGCGCCCAAGGCTTCGCCCGCAAAAGCCCCAGAGAAGACCCTCGACCAGAAGGTCGCTGGGGTGGCTAAGGGCATGAAGGAAGGCGATATTAGCAAGTCCAACAATCCAGCTCCGGTTTGGGATCGTCGTCACGTTTCTGAAGTAGCCGAGCGTGTTGCCGCAGAGCTTCGCAATCGTGGCGTAGATTTGCACATTACCAAGCCATATAAAACGGCGCACGGTGTTAGCGTTTATATTACACCAAAAGACCCAAGCCCTTACTACGCAAGTAATATGCCTGTTCCTGAAATTAGAATTTCTGATCATAGTGGCGGTTGGGGAGCAAATCGCGGACAAAACAAATCATTAGGATTTAACCTTGATAGTCCTAAAACAGAAGAAGAACTGCAAGCGATTATTAACCAAACAATATCATCAGCAAAACCCTTCTATGATTTAAAGGGCGTGAAGGCCGACTATTCATCTGCTGTTGAATTGGCTGAAGAACGACAACAAAAAAAAGCACTTCAAGTGTATTTGGATAACATTGGAAACGGTAATCTGAACTCAAAAAAACGCGCTCTTTCTTCGGCGCGAGTTTATGACCGAAATTTTAACCCACCAGATGCAAAAACCGCAACAGACTTAGCAAGCAAGAGCGGCACGGAGACCCCAAAGGCCCCAGAGAAGACCCTTAACCAAAAGGTTGCTGCGCTGATGGGTAAGGCGAAGGACAAGGCGGCAACGCTCCAGCAGACCCTCATGACCACCGTGCCGGGCTACAAGGCCGTTGCTCCGTATCTTACGCCAGCAGAAAAGGCCAACCTGAGAAAAGCATCTGCCGAAAAGCTGGTGCAATTGTTCCAAGGCTTGCCTACTTCGGAAGAAATGGCGTCGGTGGCATTTTCTGGCCGGGCAAAGCGTGGTTGGTATAAAAACAGTGCCAAGGCCTTGGTGGACATTTTTGGGGCGCACGATGCCGATAGGTTTGCCGCTCTCTTGGCTGCGCTGTCACCGCAAACTTCCGTCGAAAGCAACACCGTCAACGCCTTGAAGGTTTGGAATGGATGGGTAAAGGCTGGGAGGCCTACCGATCAGGAAGCCATCCTGAAAATCATGGGCGAAAACGTGCAGGGTGGTGGCACGGAAAAGAGCGTTTTGGATGCGTGGAGAAATAATACCTACAACGCACTCGGCACGGACAATCCACGCGCCTTCGTTCTAAGCGGCCCCAAGGTGAATAGCTTTGCTCAAAATCTGCGCGGTTTCGTCCATGAGGTTACTAATGATGCGTGGATGGCCAATTACGGCGGCGTGAAGCAGGAATTGTTTGCTAAGAGCGGCGCTATTGAGGGCGGCAAGGGCCTTGGCTACCGGGCCATGTCCGCACGCGCGCGCAAGGCTGCTGACATCGTCTCAAAGCGCACCGGGGAGACGTGGACTCCTGCTGAAATTCAGGAAACTGTGTGGTCTTGGGCTAAAACGCTGTACGAAGCCCGCCGGGGGAAGGGTTTTGATGCTAACACCCGCTCCATCCTTGAGGCGGGCGGTCTAACTCACGAAGCCATCGGTTCAACGCCAGACTTTGAAAAGCTGTTTGTTGATGGCGTTTACAAAAAAATCCTAGAAGAAGGTGGATACAGTGGACAAGTCGAATCACTCGAACGAAATATCGCGGCTCGTGGGGGAGTTGATGGACAACCTCGACTCAGAGGGTCAGCAACTGCACCAGAAGGGGCAGGGATTGCTCCAGATGCTTTCGGGGGCCACCTCAACAAAGCCGCAGACCGCCTCGAACGGCTCTACAAAACCCGACTCGACCAAAAGCGAAAAACCATAATTGCAAAAGCCAAATCGGCTGGTTTGAGCAAAGAGCAGATCGACAAAAGGGTCGCCAAGCTGATGGCAAAGGACAAGGGGGTGGACGAAGAACGCCCACCCAAAAAGTCCTAAGCTAAACGCTCAATTTCTCGGAAGCGGCGGTCGTCTAGGCAAAATGACATTTTCATCTCGCCGGGACGGCCAATCGTTTCGTGGTAACGGCTCTTGGCCACCTTGATGATCGAGGAGTCTGCATCTTCCCGGTGGACGATGATGCCCAGATCGCACTTGTTATAGAAGTTGGCTGATCCGCTTATGTCGTACAGGCTGGGCATGAGATACTTGCCGTTCACCTTCTGGAGTTTGGCTGGGTGGGCAACCAAGATCAGGTGAATCTGAAAGGCCTTGGCAAACCGCTTCAGCATCCTGATCGCCCTACTGACATATTCCGTCTCGTTCTCACGGCCTTCCCTGACGTGTTCGACCTCGTTCCAAGGGTCGATGACCATAATCTTGACGTTAAACCGCTTCACAGCCGCCTCCATGCACTCAAAGAGCCAGTTCAGCGTAGCGTCCTCCTCCTCGTCAGGAACGATAAAGACGTGATGGTCATCAATCCACTTGTCAGCGGCCATCGTGTCCTGCGCTGTCATATGGCGAGGTAGCTTCTCAGTGTACCAAGAGCGTAAGGCCCGGCGGTGGTCTCGCTGCGGCGCTTGCTCGAACGATGCCCAACCAATCCGCACCCCATATGCCAGTGCCACCCGGCAGCAAACGTCATTCAGGAACGATGATTTACCAAAGCCGGGAACGCCAGTGACGACGCAGAGGTCGCCCAGACGCATTTTGTAGTTTTCACTGAAGCCGTGAAAGCCAATGTCATAGATGACGTTGTCAGGAAGGGGCGGTAGCTGGCTCAGAAGCCTCACCCCGTTCATCTGGACGTACTCCCGGCGGTTCAAGGTCTCGACCACCCCGGCCTGTCCATATTCAACCAAGACCTCGTTCATGTCCTTGCAACGCTCACGGCCTAGATCAGCCCGGCGCGTCTTGGGATAGGTGACAAACTTGCAGCGGTATCGGCCCAACTGAACCGATAGCTCATGCATCAGCTTGGCCCCGGCCTTATCCCCGTCTGTGGCCAGTACGATCTCAGAGACCCTGTCCTTGTGCAGGAGCGGCTCTAGCTGCCTTAGCCAGTCATACGCCTTCGATGCCTCTAGATCGGCCTCAGAGCGCCCCTCAGCGGCTCCACCGCATCCGTTGGGCACAGATATGCAGCGATAGAACCCGGCCTGTAGGACGCTCTCACAGTCGATCTCGCCCTCAGTGATGATCAGGGGCTGGTCGATCAGGCTATCGTCCCTCAGACAATCCTCGTTGTAGGCGATGGGTGTCGCTGCCCATTTGGCGGACCATTTGTGTTCTCCCCCCCAACGACGGAACTTGTGCCCCACTGGCTCGTGATCCCGCATGAACGGGATGCTGAGACTTTCACCACCCTCGCGTCCTTGGCGGACGCTCCAGCCCTTTTTTGCTAGGGCCTCTATGTCCAGTTTCCGGCCTTCTAAAATTTCCCATATTGTTGTCATCGAAAAACGCTCCGTGGTGCTGGCAATGGTGGCAGTTAAAGATCACAGCATCGCTGGTGACCTTAACCGAGAGGCAAGGCGCTTTGCGCTTCTTGCGGTCGAGTGAACAGGCGGGGCATTGGACATACTGGTCTCCAGTCTTGCTGGGGTTCAGAATAATTCCCGCCGCTCTGGCCTTGTCCAGTTTGTCCATTAGACAAAGCCCACTCGTTTTGGCGCGGTTGCCTCTAGCCAGCCCTCATAGCGTTGGTTTTTGAGCCAACGGTCAAGGCCCGGCACAAACGCTCCACCATCCTTTTCAGCGTCTGGGGACAGGACGTAACGGTTAATGGCGTCAAGCATTTCAGCGTCCCCAATTTTGGAGCCATATTTAATCCAATAGTGCAGGGCCTTGGTCTTGCTGGATCGACGCTTGCCAGCCGCTGGCCACATATCCCAAGCCTGATCGAACCTTCGCTTGAGCATATTCTCTTCAAGCGTCGGTGCTTTCGCGGGCGTCTTGCGTTTGGACAGGCGGGCGATGCCGTCCAACAGTTCCTCGTTGCTGTAAACAGCCGCCAGAGCCTCAAATAGCTGATCCAAGGCCGCATCGAGTTGTGACTGGCCATCAGGCGTGTTAAACAAATCTTGGTTCATTTCTTGCTTCCTTCAACTGCCCATCGGGTTTGCCCCCGGTGGGTTTTTTTTCATAGTGGGGCAATAAAAACTTCAAGGCGGGGTGTGTCGCTATACCGCTTGGATGCATGAATGATCACAATTTGCGAATCATCGTTAAAAACCAACTTGTTACAGCCATCACTTACAGATTTGATGTAATTGTCTAAATCTGGACGTGACGTGGGAGAGGTTGTCCCCAACAGCATGGATTCTATGATCTTTTTGCTCTTGCTTTTAGGTATCGGTATATAGGCAACCAAATCCATAAAGAGCGGCCCTTCCAGAGGCTTTCGCTGCCACATGGTCTGACTGGCTACCATCTTGACCAGATTCTCGTAAGAGGCGGTCTTTTTGTCGGAGTAAAGGTGGACAAAGCCCCTCACAGCCGACGCTCTGGGCCGTCCCTTGGCCACCGGGACGCCGGGAACCGTAAACCTCACTCCAGAGCCTTCGTTGCTAAAGTCATCTGGGTGCATATCCGTCCCGTCGTTTATTGCTGACATATTTGACCTCCTTTCGGAAATTGAGCGCCTCGACGATTGCGGGCATGATTGGTCTCACCTTATTTAACACTTGATAGACCGCCGAAGGCGTTAAACCATGTAGTTTGCACCAGTTTGGCGCACCTCCCGCCCGGTTCACCGACCTCTGTAAGTGGGATAGAAATTGGTCTTCTGTCACATCAAAACCTCCTTTTTTGTGCGGGACAGAGCGTAAGCCGACATTTTTGATCGCGTCAATCGCTGTTATGCGCTTGCAATGCAGAGCGGGTTATGTAGCTTGGCTGTTGTCAGCTAGGGAGCCAAGACATGAACGAGACAAAATGGAACGGCCAGAAAATCTCTGTGCCGGGAATGTATAGCCAAGTCGGGATTAGCGCATATCACGGGGACATTTGCGACGGGCCTAGTGTTTCTAGCGGCGTTTTGCGTACCGTTTGGAACGAGAGCCTCGCCCACGCCTACGTCAATAGCTACATGAACCCAGACCGAATGAGCGACGATAAGCCCCAGTTCGCTCTGGGTCGTCTGGCGCATACCTTGCTGATGGAAGGGCTAAACGGATTTGGCGATCAATACGCCGTCCGCCCAGACCATTGGAAGGATTGGCGCACGAAAGACGCTCAGGCGTGGCGCGAGGAGCAGATCGTGCAAGGCAAGACGGTGGTGTCAGACTCAGACATTGCCATCGTCACGGGCATGGCCAAGAGCCTTGGGGCTAATCCGATCATTAAGCAGGGCATCCTAGACGGTCGCGTCGAGCGGTCGCTGTTCTGGCGCGATGATGAGACGGGCATCTGGTGTAAAAGTCGCCCCGACACAATCCCAACTGATTCGGGCGACTACGCCGATCTAAAGACCACCGCCGCTGTGGACGATGAGAGCATCCAGCGCAGCATCGCTAACTATGGCTATCATATGCAAGGCGCGATGGTTGCCGAGGGTTCCCGGCACGTTCTGGGCATTGAAATGGAATCCTTCACGCTGGTGTTTGTTGAGAATAAGCCGCCTTACTCTGTCAGGATTGTGACCATCCCAATGGAAGACATTGACCGGGGAGCGCACCAGAATCGCTGGGCAATCCGCGAGTTTGCCAAGGCCGTGGCGTCCGGTGAGTGGG